CGCATCGCTAGAGTGGCTCGTCCAATCGTGTTTAGGGCGATCTCTAAATACTTTCTTATCATCATCCCACTCCCTTTGATATTGGCGCAAACATTCAATTAGTTCGTCACACTTATTATCGAACCAAGCACGGGTTAATGCAAGTCTTGTAGCTTGTATTCCATCCTGAAGTGATAGATTTGGAACAATTTTTAGCTTGTTTATGTCAATTTTTGTCGCAATTTGTTCGATAATGCTTTTACCACCACTAGCCAAGGTTTTAGCCCTAGCGTCATGGGGCAGGTAGTGATAGCCATACTTGTACCCGTATTCATCCTCTTTCTGCGCTAGTAATCCAAGGTAGTAGGGGATGGCTTGACCGTTAGACATATGGTGGTCTAGCACCCGTATCTCACCGTATACGACCTGAAACCAAATCACAGCCGTGGAATCATTAAAGCCTAAGTCCCAAACGGTATGGCATGGGAACATTGGGTCATAGTCCACTGTGGTGATGCGCTCAAGGTCTGTAATCCTACGCATCTCTTGACCGTAGTATGCGCCCAGTATTGCGGCTTCAAAGCTACAAAGAAACTCTTGCTCGTACTGGTTAGCTGACATTGAAGCTTGGGCGTCTGTCAGTTCTTCCTGCGCCAATAAGCCTGACTGATCTGCTCGTAGCGTTTTGGTATACCACCTGTCATTGTTTTGGGCTTCCCTATATATGTCGTAAAAGGCGTTATGTCCACGGGGTGTACCGATAAATACAGCCCAGCCAAGGCGATCAGCCAATAACGGTCTAATAATCTCACCCCAAACACGGGGTTTCATGTCGGCCATCTCATCCAACACGATGCCATCGCAGTAATTTCCTCGGAGATTGTCAGGCGCATCTGCACCAAATAGCCTTATCCGTGCGCCATTATGTAGTTCTACCCATAACTCTGACTGGTTGGCTTTAGCCATAGCAGGTTCAGAGAAGCGTAATAAGTAGTCCCAAGCCACTGATTTGGCCTGACTGTAAAACGGGCAAAGGTAAAAGTATCTGCCGTCAGGTTTGTTTTCTTTAATTGCCCTGCGGATTAAGTCATTGATACTGGCTACCGTCTTACCAGCCCTTCGATGGCAGACCAATACAGCCCAGCGTTGTGTTCTTTTATGAAACTCTTTAAACGCTTCCCGTGCTTTGTACTCAAACTCAATAACGACTTCTTCAGTCATCTTTCCACTTATAGATGTGGACTACGGGTTTGGTTTCATCGCCTACCTGCTCAACACGGGCTAGTTTAGGTACATGGTACTCAGCTACCTGCATGAAGCAATCAAAGGCTACTTTAGGGCCAAGCTTTTCATTCATAGCAATCTCATCAAGCCATTCTTGAAGCTTGTGGCTATTACCATCCACGAACCGTGCAATCGCCTCTCTAGCGAGGGCTGTTGACTTATTAGGCACACCTTTAGGTCTACCGTTTCTATTTAAATTTCCGTCAGTTTTCGATACTTTGTCGGACATACCTTACCCAAGTAGTTGATTAAGATAAGTTAATTCTACTACTATTTAACTTCTTTATCCATGTCTTTTAGTTTGTTGGCTAGCATAGCCCTGCGCTCTAAACGCAATCGTTGCTGTTTCTCCAGCGTGGATTCTTTATGGGGCTGTAGTAAGCTGTTTTCGGGCTTAACCTTTTCTTTTTTAAACATATTATTTCCTCATGTAATCGGGCGGTAGTGAGAAGTAGCGGTCACCAAACTTCATTACCTGATAACCCCTGTCTTGTTCGCCTTGTACGCCCATCTGAAATGTAGGGTGTGCCGCACCTTTTAGCATCATGTAAGAGTTTTCGGGCAGATTGTAATCCATACGGTATTGCATAGGTGTCGGGGCTACTGATCCCCAGTGGCCTTGATTCTCACCGCCTTCTTGCTGGGGTTTCATCCCTGCGGCAATAGCGGTGGTGTAATCATAGTCAGCACCATGAGGGTCAAATTGACGCAAGATAGCGGCTAACTTCTGATTAACCATTACATATCCTTCATCTTTTCACGGATCATATCTTTTCTGCTCTGCGGTTTAGCAGTCTTAGCAGATTCTTTAAAGTCTTTAGCGGATGGTGCGCCTTCGCTACCTACCTTACGCATCTTTTCGCCTGATCCAGCCTTGATGCGCTCACGCTTGGCGTGGATGTTTGCGTATAGTCCTTGTTTAGCCACAGTTCCATCTCCTCATGCTTGCTTTTGCTCGTTCAGCGTTCTTGCTTTTAGCGACTACACCACCCATACGGGCGCAAAATGATGCCTTCCTGCCTTTATCTGCCTCAGTCTTGGGGTTTGGTGCTGGGGCTTTCAGGTTAGCGTTGTTCTTACGGTTATACGCTTCACGCCCTTTGGCGGTCATACCTGCGCCCTGCTCTGTAGGCAGGTAATTCTTATTTTTGCCCGTTGTTGTCTTAGGAATGGGTTTATCGTGCTTTTCTACTGCCGCACGAATGTCATCCCTTCGACTCATGCTTTTTCCTCAATGTACTTAGCGTAGGCATCCTCTAGCTTTGCCTTACGGCTACCCTTGGCGTTTTCCCGTTGTACTGACAGAGCAATCGCTAGACTTTGTTTCTTAGATTTGCCTGATTGACGCTCTTTCTCGTAATTTTTTCCTACTGCCTCGTCACTGCCTGATTTCATTAATGGCATAAAATATCCTTTTATTTCAAGAACTTAAGTTTATAAGCGGTTGTGTTAATGAGGTCTGCGATCTCATCAATAATGTTCTGTAGTTCGCTGTCTTGGGGTAAGTCTTGGCGGGCTTCCCTAACAAAGTTTTGTAAGGATTCCATGTAGCGTACTGGGTCTTTAGGCTGGTGGTATACGCTTGGGAAGCTGATGAACTTACCGTACTTACCCATGTAAGATTCTGAAAATTGATCTACGAGGGGTACGATCCCGTCATAGTATTCAGCGAGTGCGCTGTGTTTAGAGAAACTGTCGGTAGACCAATGAAAGAAATGGGTATTGGTCGCAGAATGTAGTAGTGTCGCTACAAATAATGCACAGTTTTCCATAAAAATCCTTATGTTATGGGTGTAGTTTCCTCTATTTTATCAAGAATGTCGATATAAACAAGGCATCCACCGCCTTTTTTTATTACGCCTCTTTGCAAAAATAACACATCAATTTGGCTGTCATCATCAAACACTCCAGCACCGTTACCGCCCAATGCATCCCAAAGTGATTTGACACGGTTGTCCAAATCTTGCTTACGCTTGTTGGCAAAATGAATAACTATTTTCATCTCTAAGCGGGCATCGCCTAGCTTTGGTACTCTGTACTCCGCTACATAGTCAGCTACTTGTTTTTTAAACTCAATAGCTTCTTTGCTTAAATAACGCCTATGACCACTACTTTTGATGTAATGGTTTACGGTTGGTGGCAAAGGTAGGGTAAGTATTAACATTAAGAGAGTTTAACAATTCCACGGTGTCTTGGGTCATTTGTTCAAAACTTGGTATATAAAAACCCCGACTCGAATAAGAGGGCAATTGTCTTTCGGTGCGCTTCTTCCCACCTACCCACTCTCTCTGTTTTGCTAAGTGTTGCACCTTGGTCGATTTCTGTGTGACAGGTGTAGCAGAGTGATGCAATTCTGTAATCGTGTGCTTTGAGTCCACGGCCTTTTCCATCCCTTAATTGATTTGAGTGTGCGGCAACCACTGTGCCATCTGTAGCCCCGCAATGGGTGCAGGGGAAGCTTCTAGCTATCTCCAGTAAGCTTTTATTACGATACATTGGCATGATCCACGCTGTATTGTTCTAGCTTTACAGCGGATTCAGCAATGTCTACAGCAATCTCCATCATCTGTATGGCGTTATTGCTTTTTAGGGCATCGTCATAGTGACGGACTAAGGTTCTAAGAACCTGAAACTCGTTGAGTAATTCAATCATTTTAATATCCGATCTTGGTTACGGTTAGATACTTCTAAGGTCTGCCATGTAGCGTGGCGTAGTCTTGCGGCTTCTAGTTCCCACTTCAGCTTCTCAGCGTTCTCGGTCGCTACCCCAATAGCCTTGCATAAGTCTTGGTAGTCTTGGCTGGCGTATGCTTCCCGTTCCTGCGCCCCAATAGTCTGCTCGCCTGACTTCTGCATCATTATTGCTCGTAGACTGCTCTTAAAGCACTCTAGCTGGGCTAACTCACCCTTGGCAGATGCGTACTTACCAGCGTTATCAAGGATAAAATCTATACAACGGTTTGGGTCTATCTCTCGCATTGAATCTCCATTAGTTTCATTCCGTAATTGTTTACGCCATTGGGTATTATTAGTCCTGCCTTCTTTTTGAGCATATTTTTCTCAAAGCCTGTGTAATCTACTTCGTGATGCCAGCGATCGTATCTCCACACCAATTTAGCCCTGTTTGGGTACTCGTCTACAAGCATCTGCGACTTGGGTAAAGTACCTTCTTTATCGTAAAACTCCGCTGAATTGCCGCCTTTGACCGTCTGTGTTGCGGCTTTGT